CCAAAGCGCGCGCCATCGTGTCGTCTCCTTGGGGGTGTTTCTCGCGTGGAGCCAATGTTAGCACTTGACATGCATGCAAGGTTCGTTAGCAATACCCGCTGGATTGGCGCATGAAGACGTTGGCCGGCAGAATACTTAGATGAGACTCTTTAAGAACGATCAACCCACCCTACTCGACCGGCTGGTTCTGTTTGCGATCTTGTCTGTTGGTGTGGTTGGTCTTGTTCTAGTTATGGGTGTTCTTGTCGATTTGCTCGGTGAAACACTCGCGTTGACGCTAGGCACTGCTGTTGGGATTGGCTTCTTTATCTACATGGACCATCGCTCAAATAAAAAGCGATACCCCAAAGACGATTAGCCGGTATATCCCGAGAACATGTTGACTGCGTCAGTAGCCATGTTTGGATTGTTCGGATCGGTATTCACCCGGCCGAGCTTGCTCATACTGTCGGCTCCTTGCTGCATAGCCGCCATCTGCTGTTGAGCTTGCGCCGCTTGCGCACGCTGATCACGAATCATCGCTACTTGCTCATCTGCAGTGATCAGCTCGGGGTCTATGCCCAGCATGTCTGCGTAAATTTCGGCCCACTTGTCTGAATCGAATTTGTCCAAAACGTCGGGTTTCATACCGGCTACAGCACCCAGATTACCGACAAACCGATCCACAGAATTGGTACCAACTGCGCGTTGTGCCTGCGCCAGCATGGACACGAATTCCACATTGATGTCCATACCTTGTAGTTCAGAAGGTGGCGGCGGAACGACACCTGCAGCCAACATTCGATTGAACGTCATGTTGATCAATGGGTCGAGCAGCTCATTATGCAAACGCTCCAGTACCGGGCCGAGCATCAGCAGTTTCTCTTCATGACGCTCGGCCACCTCGGTTGCAGTCATTCGTCCAAGGTCATTGTTGGCCAACATCAAGAACAGATCAGCGTAAAACGACGAGCTGATGCGTTGACGCACATCGCCAATATCCTCAAGCAAATGCGACAGGTTCAGGTTTACCTCGAATGCAGTACGAATACCGGCGTTCTGAGCTGCCGCATCCACATAGGTCACCCCGCCCGGGAGAGTGTTGATTCCCTGATTCTTCAGCGCAGTGGGCACCTGCATTGGAGGTTTGGTTTGGTAATCGATGCCCTGCGCTTTCCGCAACTGTTCATGCTGAAGCTGCTTGATGTCCCCCAAGGCTTCCATCCCCGGACTCAAACCATAAATGTCACCCCCAGCCACTGACCAACGCGGGGACACCGCTGGAAACTCTTGGAATCCAGACTCACGAAGCATGTCGTTTTTATCACCGGCTTGCTCGAAGTAGCACGACTTGAACGGCATGTTCTTTGTGTCTTTCTTGTAGATGTCACGCTCCCGGCGAGGCTCGATGGTATGGACTACCGTCACCCAGTAATCCAAATTGCCACGGTCATACATGTGACGCGTGTTCTGGCTGCAATTCTTGTAGCCAAACTCTTCGACAATTTGCGCGACCGTCATTTCAAACTCGCGATAGAGCGTGTCGATCTGCCCCTTCGCGTTGGATGCCAAGGCATATTCACCAATGGTCAACGGGTAATGGTGGATGACATTTTCGTAATCGGGCAAGACGATGCTCGATGCAGTGCCAAATGCTCCGAGTTCTTCATACATGGAATGCAATGCACGGTACGTATTGGAACGAGAGAACACGTTTAGCATCATGCGTGTGACTTCGTTCAACCACAGCTTCACAGCGTCGGACTTCATCAAATCCAGATCGCTGGTAGCGAGCCGGAACCAAGGGCGCGCCGGGCTGGTCATGCCAGCCATCATGCCTGCTGACAATACGCGTAGGGACCGTGTGCCAGTGTTGTCATAGATGTTGTTGTGACGCTTCCCGCCATCGTTCACCTTCTTCGTGAAGAAACGGCCTGAGCGCGGCAGAAGATAGTCGCTGATCTCACGCCAGTGATAATCCCACGTCGATCGCTCATTTTTCAGAGCAGACCAACGCTGTTGCAGTCGTTCACGAGGCGTACGATCGTCCATTACTTATTTCCCATACAGCCGATTGGCGATGTCGATCCGACTTTCCGGCTTTGCAGCCGCTTGTTCAGGAGCTTTGCTCGACGTGGCCTGAGCAGTCGGCGCATTGTTGCGGGCCTGACCGGTAGTGGTTTTGGTCAACGTCATACCGCCTGACTGCGAAGTGCCTTCAGGAATCGCGTTCAATGTTTCCATTGTCGAAGGTTTCAATTCATTACCAGCCGCTGAAGAAAAAATTGCAGCAAGAAGTTTCCCAGCGTCGCTGGTGTCATTGGCTAAATCAGACAAACCACCGCCACCGAAAAGCGTATTGAAGACCCCCATGACTTAGCCGCCCAGTAAAGTGTTACGGCCCAATGCAAGTTGGTTCGGGTCTACCCCACCTGCACCGGTGATCATGGTGGATGCTGGGCCCGATTTACCCATTTGTGCTGCACGATCCATGATTGCAGCCGTGTTCGGAGTCTTGCGATTAGCTGCATTCATTGCTTCATCGGCAGCCTTCTCTTGTTTGACTGCGGTGTTTCTGGCTTCTTGCTGCGCACTCTTTTGTGCTTTTGCAGCTTTCTCACCTGAGTAAATCGTGTACGCGGTACCTACTGCGGCTGCGGTTGCCAATACGGTCGTAGCTGTGACTGCTCCAGACATCGTTACTCTCCTGTGATGATTACGGTGTTGGTGTTCGGATCAAGACGCGATGCCAATTGCTCGACCTGATCAGTGAATTCGATTTCAGCGTCCTCGATCGTTTTGGCAGTGGTCGCAAAAATCATCGTCAAGTACGTGTCCTCATGGGCCACGAATATCTGCTTTCGGTTGGCACTAGCTGGAATGATCTGATACCCACTCAGGTGTGTGGTCTGACCAGACGACCAAACAGTGCAGTCTCCCTTCACAAACAAAATTGTCGGCACTTTAATGAAGGCCCCAGTGATCACTACGTCACGCGGGATCAATACCGTGCGCGAATACATTCCGCCGTGCAGAACATGTTGCGTGAGCACTTCAACCTGTGGAGCATGGCTCACACACGCTTCAAACTGCTCAATCGCGCGCAAACTCACCGGATCGATGGGTGGAAGCGTCTGTTGTTCGCTCAGTGCGTACACATGAAACTCCTGAAAAACACACGATTGGACTCGGTGTATCCCAACTTGGGCATCACCTCGGCCAATCTCCCACCCGAAGGTGCCGCAACCAAAAAGCCTTGTGCGTCTGCTTCTTTTGCAAAGACCTCTGCTGCACGTAGCAACTTGAGCCCCGCCCCGCTCTTCCGATAGTCAGCACCCACGAAATACGATTCGGTTGTTGCGACCACTTCACCGTAATGCGGCATGATCGGTAGCAAAATTGTCAGAAACCCGATGAGATGCCGATCTTGATAAGCGCCAAATACCGTCAGCGCGCCGACGCTTTCCAGCATCTCGTAAGTTTCTCGCTTGTTTTTGGGATGCGGCAATCCTTCAATTGAAGACTCTGCAGCGTACTCGTCCACAAGCCCATCGAAGTACGGGTCATCCCAAAGCGCAGCGACGGTAGTCCTGACAACTTCACACATGGACGAAAGGTAGATGGGTGCGCAAGCGATACGCACACCCCGATATGGAATCAGATCAGCTCAACCGCGTACGGGTCATACTCTTGGACAGGTTTGTGTTGCTGCTGCCTGATCTGTTTCGCAACCGGCTGGGCATAGGTCAGCGCCAATGCGTCGGCGAGATCGGGTGATCCGGCGTCCGGTAAGCGTTTGCGAATGTCGTCTTTGCTCTCGAGCACGATGCGATTGGCGGCATCAAATCGATACACCGGTGTGGCCAGCTCCATCTTCAGTGTCAGATGGTTGGGGATGGCCAACCCAGCCCGGACCGCATCGGCCATCGTGTGCCACATTTCAGTCCGCTTGTTGTTGAATCTCGGGTCGATGGGTTTACCGCCAAAGTTGACCTCAACGACATCAAACCCAAGCTGACGTAATCGATCGATGACACCACTCCCCGCTCCTGCGTCGATGAAGACCGCATCGGCCTGCCATCGCTGGATATAGTCTGCGACCCGGCTGGCCAGCTCCATGTTATCAATGCCTTTGTAGACTTCAGGCTCAAACGCTTGGAGACCCTGTCGCGGGAAGATGACAGAACGGTCATC